TATACTTCTTTAGGCATCTAACTATTATAGCAAACAGAAAAGCCCAGACTTTCAAGGGTCTGGGCTAATCTTATATTAAGTTGTATTATAGAGAACGATCTACGATTTTACCGTATGATGCGTTGTCATTTGGTAGCAAACGGAATGAAACTTCAAACATTGTTGCTTCATCACGCTTAGCACCTACAGTTACGCTCTCGATTGAGAGTGCACGGTATGCAACATAAATTCTTTCAATAGAATCTGAGTCAGCGCAGTCGCCAGTTCCTGGACCTACTGCAACCAATCCACGCTCTACTGGACATTCGCCAATATCGCCTGCTGAAAGGTTTAGTGTTGGATTTCCATTTACATTTGTAAGGTTTCCATCCTTGCTTGCAAGTGCAAACAAAAGATTTTCCAATGTTGCCTCAGCAAATGTTGTGTTTAGGTTAACCTGCATGCCTTGCTTGAACAACTTAGCAACGTCAAGAACCTGATCAACAGCAACCTCACCGAAGTCTGGCTGGAACTGTAGTTCCAAACCGTTCATTGTATAACCTACGTTACGGAACCCTTCTTCATCAGAAAGAGTCGTCTTGTAAGATGTACCTGCAGTGTACCCTGGTAGAGCACCTGCTTCTGGTAGTGGACCACCCTCATACGTAAAAAGTGCTGCTGCACCTACGATGATTTGTGTACTATCACCACGTGTATATGCCATAATTTCACCTCTTTATTTTTCTAGAAATTAAAAGGCGTGTTTCCTCATTGATAAGTATACAGCCTTTTTATGAATTTACTGAATCTATTACGTCCTGCATTTGATGGTAGTCGTAGTCGATAATTATCTTATTCCCCGCATAAGTTCGGGCTGTTCCAAAGTCGACTATATCCCGTGCTTCTTCTAGTTGATATATCTTGAAGTCATGGAAGTAGAACTTACAATGGATCCAAGTTCTTTCAGGTCCATTGGGAGTTAGGTCTATGGGGTTTTCCTTAGCCCATAAATTTAATTCTTGTGCGCTTTCATCTCCACGATCCATAAGCCTTAATACTGCCTCTTGTACCTTAATCATATTCTCTATTGTATTAGATGCTGTGTAATAAAAATAATATAATACCTGCTCACACTTTATGTGTGGAAATGGACCTCTACGCATACGAAACATTCTGTCATATACAGCCATTGTTCCACCTTCTGGAAATTGCTTTTGAAGAGTTTCTAATGTAGATGGGCCTGTTGGGAAAAATGGTACATCTTCTAATCCAGCCAATTCTTCTATTTTGTTTCTTAAATAATGATTAATCCATAATACTGGTGTATTAAATACTGATGTAGATTCTGTCATTTAATTACTCCCGCATTTGCAACCCACTGAAATCCTGTTTTTATTCCTAAAGATCTTCCACTGCGCTTTGCTGCATTTAAATTTTTAACATAGACTTTAGGATATTTTAGTTTATCTTGTAATCCACTTGCCTTTAAAAATGATTGTCTAAAATATACGCCGAAAAAATTATTAATAACATTTTCAAATTGCCCCTGTGTCTGTCCTCCAGGATTTTCTACTGTAACTGGATTAGGTGTAAATATTTGCTCTCCGTCAATTTCAAAAGCAAGAACATTAGATCTTTTTGGTTTTATTGTAACGGCAATTCCGTTTTCCATAATTTGTGCCTTATTGTAAAATGGAACTTTGGATCCTTTTTTTATTGATGTAGATTGTTTTAATGAAGTTTTAAATGTAAGACCAATATTGCTTATTGTAAAATCAATATCAAATAATCTTGCCTTTGGACTTCCAGTTTGCTCCCATTCATAAACATGGTGCAAAAGATCAGGAGACATCCTTGCATTAGTATCAACAAACTGAGAGGCATATTCTGATATCTGTGGCCCTAATGCTGCATATAATGCTTTTTTACCACGCTGAATTCCGTCGATGAAACCAAAAGAATAATCCATTATATTATTCATTTCTTTTTTAAATAATTTAGAATCTATTAGAACTCTCATACATCTACCGCCTGGTTTTCAGATCTACGTATAATTAGTTTATAATATTCAACATTACCAAATGGTCCAGAGAAAGGTTCTTGCGTTGCTATTTCAAATATTGTTGACTTACCTGCACGTGGTCCAGATGTTTCTATGTATATTTCATTACAATTTTTATCTTTAATATTGGTAATAATAACATTTGTAATAGCATTTCTAGCATTAAGACTTGATATGCGAATATCTGTCTTACATCTTCCAAGCAGTATTTTTTCTTGTGTAATATTAACGTTTGGAGTTACTTCTTCTTTAAATGCTGTGCCTGCTGGGGCAAAAGAACATGCTATTGTTCTATCCAATATCCAAGTCTTTTTAACTTCTCCATATACCCCTTGTTCAACTATTGGATGATATATATCTGCTTGCATAGGAAATGCGAAGTCTGTGGTTTCGCATATAGCCATTATAAAACTCCTGGCTTAGTTATTAATTTAACATATTTATCTAAAATTCTATCTACCATCATATTGCCAGTTCCAGAAATCATACTTTTATCAAACTGAATTCTAAACTGATCAGTATTATAGTTTGTAATATATCTTTTATAATAATCTAATTTGCCACATCTAATATCTTCTATTAAAAGTTTAGTTGCCACCTCTACATCTGCTGGTACTGCACGATATCCAACATCTAGAATAAATGTATAATCATATCCTTTTGGAAAATCTGTTGGAACATATGCAACATAACCCAAGTCTCCATGTGCCGTAGCAATCTTTGTTAAATTATTTTCTGTTCTATTTCTTTCTTCATTTGCATATGCTATTTCAGTTCTATATATTGCAGAGTTATCTAATAAAATTCCATATTCATAATCATAATCTTCTGGACTATCAATATCATATACTAGTATATTATTTTCATAAACCTTTAAAACCTTATTTGCATCGTGCCAAATTGGAAAATAGTCTGCACCATTACCAGATGTATTTATTACTAATTTATGATTATAAAATCCATCACCAACATATGTATCAATAATTGATCTTGCAATTAGTTCATACATTTTATATTCATTAATTTCTGATGCAGTTGTTCCCATTTCTAATGGATTAACATATGGCCTTGTTATTGTTAAATTACTTTCATCTAAAATATGCTCATGTTCTGTATCATAAAATCTAATTAAAAAGTCTCTGTCAAATTGTACCTTTGATAGTGGTAATTCATATATTAATTTACCATTTGCATCTGAAAAAATATTTGTTTCTTCAACTGAGTGATCCACCAAATCTTCAACATATACGATGTATTCGTAATTTGGAATCGGAAGATCCCATGTTGTTGTTAAAGGATATGGTGGAACTCTCAATACTTCCATTGTTACTTACCAAATTCCTTTGCTACTTCATCTGGTGTAGCAAGTCTGATATAAGACTTAGTTACCCACTGATCTGCAGCATCTTTATTTACAATATTATATCCACGATAAACTTTACCTAATCCTGGAACACTAATATTTTTAGTTGAGTAAACTGCCACCTTTTCAGCATTTGCAGACTTATTTGCTGTAGGATTGCTAGATGGACGTTGAACCTGTGTAACCCCAATTACTCCATTTGCAACTGCGCCCAATGCTGGTACATCTACGGTAGATTGTGCAAAACTATTAGTTGTAATAGCAGAAACTGGCTCTAATACTTCAGCAATAGATGCCTGAATATTATTTTCTTGAGCAATTTCTTGAGTATGAGTTTCAGCCACAGGAGCCTCAACTACTACCTCTTCAACTACAGGAGCATTATTTTCAACTACTTCATTGTTGTCTACTTGAACTTCATTTAATTCAAAATTATTTTCTTCCATTATTTTACCTCCTTGTGACTATTATAACAGAATACTAAAAAGTTAAGAGGGGGAGGAGATCTAGCCCCTGCCCCCTCTCAAAGGTTACTGTTTACAGATTATGCATCTGAAGCAGCGTCTGCCCACGCAATTGCGTCTTCTTCTTCCCATTGAATACCAAAACGGACGAAGACGGTATACTCAATTGTATCCTTCTTTGCCTTGTATTCACGGTTGACGACGATATCACGCTGGAAGCCCCATACACGGTTCTGTGGGAATGTCAAATCGACATATCCTTCTGGATAGTAAGGAACTTCTTGGACATCAATTCCGAGAACACGTGTTGTACGTGCTCCACCGAATGTCTGGCCGTTTCCATCAAGATATGCTTGACGGTTTGCAGCAGTACCAGCAACACGATTACCCATTGCTTCAGCAATTGCATCAGCAAGAGTACCGTTATGCTTAACGATACCAGCAAATGTGTCTGTACCTACATAGAACTTGAGG